AAGCCTCGCGGCGCAGCCGCACCTCGTAATCCAACGACTAACCAGCAGCAGAATGGTCAGATTACCAACCCACCTCGGTTTGCTCCGATGGGCGGTCTTTCTAGTGCCAATAAAGCTACTGCAAAGAATAGCATGACGATCAAGCCACCCGGCGATGGTCGTAAAGTAATCTGAAGCACATAGGGGACAACAATGGCTTCTTTAGAAGATCTTTCGCCCGAAGCACGAGATGAGCTTGCTCTCATTTCGCGTCAGCTTGCAGAAAATCCTGAAACTCGTGAAGCGTTCCTTCGTCTGACGAAGAAAGCGCGTCCTGAGATGACAATCGACACCATTGATATGCAAGATCGCATGGATGCTCGGTTGCAGGAAATGCAATCTAAACTCGACCAGATGGAAGCGTCAAAGCGTGAGGACGGTGCTCTTGCAGAGCTTGAGCGTCGGCGTCGCGAGTTGATTTCCAAGGGCAAAGCTGCGTCCGAAGAAGATATTGGTCGCATTGAGAAGATTATGCTCGAAAAGGGCATTCAGAATCACGAGACTGCTGCGGAATATGATCAGTGGATGCGTGAAAACTCAAAGCCTACGGGCCAGAGCTTTTACAACCCACATTTCATGAACGAGACTGCGCGTGACACGCTGTCAAAGTTCCATAAGAATCCCGTGGGAGCCGCCCGTGACGAAGCATCTAAGGCACTTATGGAACTCCGTAAGCACCCTGGACGTTTTGGTATCTAAAGCAGCGTGGGGACGCTGAAACAACCTAGAAGAGGTTAACGATGGCTATTGGTGGTGGTATTATCCCAGCTACCGGCTCGTCGCAGTTTAATGAACTCACGTACGTTACGCGTCGTGCGTTCATCCCTAAGCTGGTGGTGCAGCTTTACAACTCCACCCCACTTATGGCTGCGTTGATTGCCAACTCACAGACTGCAACGGGCGGTGTCTCGTCTGTTACAGTTCCCGTACAGGGCTCACAGTTCGTAAATGCTCAGTGGTCCGACTACAGCGGTTCCTTCGCACAGCCGTCAGTTCAGCAGGGCGCGTATAACGCCGAATTTACGCTGAAGCTGATGATTGCTCCAGTTCCATTCCTCGGTATGGAAGGCGCAGTGCAGCAGGATCATGCTATCATTCCTCTGATCGAAGCTCGCATGAACGACGCGACCAACGTGATGATGGATGCGATGGCTTATTCGCTGTATAACAACACGACCAACACTCAGCAGTTTACTGGTCTGCCAGCCGCTGTTGATGATGGTACTGGCACTGCTACCTACGGCAACATCAACCGCTCCACCTACACCTGGTGGAAGTCCGGTCAGTATGCCGCTGGTTCGGTTAATCCTACCCGTCAGAACGTGCTCCAGTACATCTCCGGCACTGTTAAGAAGGGCGCAGAAGTGCCTTCCTTTGGTGTTTGCGGCTTTGGTACTTGGACTCTGCTGGCTCAGGATTATGTCGGTCAGGAACAGTATGTCATCACCCCAGGCTCCGGCTTTGACGGTGACGGCAATGGTCCTCAGGCTGCTTTCCGCGCCCTCATGGTTGCTGGTGTGCCGATCTACCCAGATCCCTACTGCCCAGAAGGTACTCTGTATCTCCTGAACAACAACTACCTGTCGCTCTATATCCATGAGCAGGGTCAGTTTGTGTTTACCGGCTTTGAATCGACTCTGCCTAACTGGCAGGTTGGTTACGTCGGTGCAGTGTTAACAATTGCCGAGCTTGTCAGCACGAAGCCTAAGTCGATGACTAAGGTTACTGGCTACAACTCGCTGTCACTGTAAGAGGAGCTTGAATCATGGCTGGTGGTATTTCAAAAATCCTTGTCGCAAGCACTCTCACCAACGCTCCTTCAGCGTATTTGCAGGTCACGACTGTTACCTCTGTTGGTATCGGTAACTTGACTGCAATGAACGCTGGTACGTCCTCGGCTCAGTATATCCCTGCTGGTATGTATGTCCTCCCGACTGCTACCGACAATGTGACCATTGAGTTGAATACAGGCGCAGCTAACGTCAACAACTGGGTTACATACATTGCAGCCAACACTGGTGGCACCATCATTTCTGATGGTTACAACATGCGCGGCAACGCAACGACTGCAACTCAGACCCTGACGCTGTATGGTGTGAATGGTGGTCAGGCTGCGACCGGTCAGTATAACAGCTAAGGAGATTTCCAATGGCTAATTCTGATTCGGTAGCTCAGAATACACAGGACTATTTTGGCAACTATCGCGTTGCTAAATCTGGCCCTGTGTCTCTTGGCACGGTTGCTAATGCTGTTGTTGCTATGCCCTTCATTTCTGGTGGGCTTAGCGGCACAGGTAAAGTGATCCTGCGTCGTATCACTGTGTACGGTCTTTCCAACTCGGCTGGTGGTACTGCGCCTAGCGCGGCGACTGCTAACGTAACAATTGGTCAGACCAATGATGGGGCAAATCTGGTAACAACTACGTTCCAGTTGAGCAACATTGCCGGTGCTAACAACTATCAGGATGTCACTCTTGTCGCGTCGGCTGGTAATACAACCTACACAAACGATACGTTGTTCCTTAACGTTGTAACTGCTGTTGCAAATGCGACGGTTCAGATTGACGTATGGGGCGAGGTTAAGTTCTGATGGCGAATGTTTGGGTCACAAATGTCGGGGAAGAGTTTTTTATCGACCAATGGGATAGTGTGCAGTATGCCTTCTCTCCCAACAAACCGGTGGAGATCCCCGACTATGTGGCTCGACACATCTTTGCTTACAAGCTGGATGACAAGATTCCCTGTTTGGCTCGCCTTGGTTGGGCGGTCACAAACAATGACGTTCCTAAGGCTATGGAGCGTCTCAATAAGTTTGTGATAACCGAGGAGAAGCCTCAGAGCTACCACAATGCGTCCCCAGTGGTAGAACGAGTACCCCTCCCCGTTTCACGGCGGGGTGGGGGAAAGGACGTTAAGTGATGTGGTGGTGTCATGATTGTAACTTTGCAAGATTACATTTTTGTTGTCAGACGGTTGCTGCATGATGCAAATGCGAACTTCTGGACAGACGAAGAACTAACGATTGACATCAATGATGCTCGTCAACGCCTTGTGCGTGATACGGGTTGTCATCGTATTCTTCAAACAAGTGCAGTGCTTGCTGGTATTGAAGCATACGACTTTTCAACGCTCCCCGAAGGTACAAAGACAATGGACGTGATCAACCTCAATGTTTATTGGGGCAATTCGCGTGTTCCATTGCGCTATGTTTCCTGGACCCAGTTTAATGCCCAGATGCGTTACTGGATCAATTATCAGGGCCAGCCAGTCATTTACTCGATGTACGGGCCTAACAAATACTTTGTCGCCCCTGTTCCTGATCAGGATTATGTGACCGAGCTTGATACGGTTGTGCGTCCGACAGATCTTGTAGCTTTGAGCGACATTGACACTGACATTGTAGACCCTTGGAAAGATCCTATTCCTTTCTATGCGGCTTACATGGCTAAGTTCAAAGAGCAGAGCTACGGCGAAGCTGAACTGTTCAAGCAGCAATATACCCAGCAACTTCAGAACGTCCTGTCTACTACGTTCACACGCAGGATGCCTGACCCTTATAGTCATCCGTACTGATCATGGCAGCATCTCCTGAACAGAAAAAACAGTACCATGTTTCCAAATCCTTCAAGGGTTTGAACACCAAAGCCAATCGCACGGCTATTGGTGAGGATGAATTTTCATGGATTGAAAACATCCAGCCTATCGGGTTCGGCAATCTCAAGGTTGTCCCCAACTACTCAAACGTATCTGCTACTTGGTCTAACACCGTTACCGAGTTCACCAGCGTTAACATTAACAACTCTGACTACATTCTAGCGTTTCAAGCTGACGGCCGCGCTGAGTATTACAACATTGCAACGTCTACACAGGGCAACGTAGCCCCTGTCGGCACGTTTACTGGCACAGGTGTGCGAGCAAAGCAGTGGAAAGATGAACGTGCTATTATCATTGACCCTGTTAAAGGCTATTACACATGGGATGCCATTGACCTGATTCCTGTTGGATCTGTAGGTGCTATCGGCATTACCAATCCTGGTGCGGGGTATATTGAAGCTCCAACAGTCACAATCAGTGCGCCAAACGTCACAAATGGGGTTCAGGCTACTGCTGTTTGCGCTATTTCAAACGCATCTGGCACTATCATAAGCATTGGACTTGATGCCATAGGTTCTGGTTATACCTCAGTGCCAACGGTCACTGTTGACCCGCCGAGCAGTTCTTTTGGTGTTCAAGCGCAGGCTTCGGCGTCAATTCAAGGCGGTAATGTTGTTGTAATTAGCGTTAATAATCCAGGTTCGGGTTATACAAATGTGCCAAAAATAACAATTTCAGGCGGTGGTGGCTCAAGTGCAAACGCTATTGCCAAGCTCGGCTCTGGTTTGGTGTCCGCTATTGCTATTACCGAAGCTGGTTCGGGCTATACGGCTACACCAACAATCACAATCAGCGCACCTACGGGGGCTAACGGTGTCACTGCTACGGCTGTTGCGGGTTATCTGACTTTCAAAACGGGTGCTGTAGGCGTGTTGATTACTGCTGGCGGCACTGGGTACACGTCTGCCCCAAACGTGACCATTACAGGGGCTGGTACGGGCGCAAATGCCACTGCAATTGTAAACGGCGGCGTTGTCACTCAAATTGTCGTGACCAATCCTGGCAATAACTATATCGCTAACACAACCGTGTCTTTCAGCGGCGGTGGCGGGTCGGGTGCAACGGCTAAAGCAATCACAACCGTTGATCAGAACGTAGACATTGCCTCGTTTCAGGGTCGTGTGTGGATTGCTCAGGGCCGTACAGTGTTCTATTCGGCTGCTGGTGCTTACAACGACTACATCACGGTCTCTGCTGGCAACATTAACCTTCAAGATGACACGCTGCACAGCAAGATCAACGCTCTGGTCTCGGCTAACAACTTCCTGTATGTGTTCGGTGAAAACAGCATCAACGTGTTCTCGGATGTGCGCGTAGGCACGGCTGGAAATACGCTGTTTACCAACACAAACGTATCGGCTTCTATCGGATCTCGGCGCATTGACGCAATCTTTCCGTACTTTAGGTCGTTGCTGTTTGCTAATGACTACGGAATCTATGCACTTGTAGGGGCTACAACCAGCAAATTGTCAGACGCTTTGGATGGCATTTTTCCCAACATCAACTTTAACTACCCGATTACGGGTGGTCAGGTGTTGCTGAACAACATCCTTTGCGCTGCGTTTAATTTTTATTACGATGATCCGATTCAAGGGATAACTCGACCAGTTCAAGCTGTGTTCTTTGACAAGAAATGGTTTATAACCAGTCAAGGTCCGACTGCTCGTGTGACATCTGTTGCTCAAGCTGGAGGCGTGTTCCTTTACAGCACGGACGGAACGAATCTGCAGAAACTGTACAACAACAGCACAACAGCAATTAGTTCTGAAGTGCAATCTGCTCTTTGGCCCATGAACGACACCATTCGTGACAAGCAAGCCCTTAAGTGGGGTTTAGAAGCCATTTTAGGGGTCACTGGCGGCACTGTTACGGTCACGGTGGACAATGAGACTGGATTGGGCACTGCTGGCACTTATGTAGCCACTAATTTCATTGATTGGAAAAACGATTCTGGCACGTTGATTGGATGGAAAAACGACAACAATCTTTCTATTGGCTGGACTGGTTTGGTAACTGGTTATTACCTCTACAAGTACGACGCGCAGCAGTATGGAAAATATCTGGGACTTACGCTACAATCAGAAAGTCCAGCATTGGTTTATAGCACCATGGAAATGGAATACGAATTAAGGGCGAGGTTCTAATGTCACTTCCGGTTACGATTCCATTTACGTTCGGAAATGCTACGACAACTCAATCATTGTCGAGCCTTGATAACAATTTTACAACTATCAAGAATGCAATCAATGGTTTGACCAACGGTGCAAGTCAAATCAATGTTTCATCTATTACGGCAACTGGAACGGCTAATTCTATAACGTTTTTGCGAGGAGATGGCGCGTGGTCTCTTATTAACGTTGCATCTCTTACAGCTGTTGGCACTGCTAATGCTACAACTTATCTGCGTGGCGATGGAACTTGGGGCATTCCTCCTGGAACGGGTTCAGGAACAGGAACAGTTACAAGTATTGATGTTAATGGCGGAACAACAGGTCTTACTACTTCTGGCGGTCCTATTGTTTCATCTGGAAACATCACAATTTCTGGCACTTTGGTTCCCGCCAATGGCGGAACTGGTTTGACAAATATTACTTCAAACAATGTGATTTTGGGAAATGGAACTGGTTCAATTCAAGTTGTTGCTCCAGGTTCAACCGGAAATGTGTTGACGAGTAATGGCACTACTTGGGTTTCTCAAGCATCATCAACATCAACAATTGGTGTGTTTGGAGGTATTGGTTCTTATGTAAATGGAAGATTTACAGGTGCTACTGGATCACCTCCCGGGACCACTGTTAGTGGAAGCGACATATATTGTTTTTACACAAACAATCCGACAACTGTAAATCCTCCAGGAACATACATGTTTTGCGGTGCAGGAACATATTCCGTGTTTTACAATCTGTTTCAAAGGATTTCATAAATGCCAACTGTCACTGATGTAAAAAACCCCATTTATATTAATGCAACAGGCAATGCAATAAATTGCAATGTTATGTTTGAAGGAAGCACTGAATACGTTCCGTTCAATGCAACGTCTTATGATCCTGAATTATATGGTGTTGAACTTTACAATCAGTTGATTGCTGGGGACTGGGGACCAGTTGCTCCTTATGTTCCTCCTCCCGCTCAAGAATATGCTTTGATTTCACCTAACGACAAAGTGTATGATAATAGTTACACGCCACCTTTGACGTTGGGTTATCGAATTGCTGCGGTATCTACGGTGCAAACCACGCAACCAGCTCCTTTATATTGGGTTCCATGCGCTGCGGATGTAACGCCAACCGGATTTTATTATGACGGAATGAATTGTGTTCCGTATCCAGCAGGAGTTCAGTAATGGGCATTCAAGCGTTTACACCAATGGGCAATACGGTGACGTTTACAGCGGCATCATCCGCTCCTACGCCCGTTCTTGCTACATCTAGCACTATTGGGGCAACTCAATACAAGATTGTCATTCCAGGCGGTAATAGCACCGTGTTCATTGGTTATGGGTCATCTGCTGCTGCGGCAACGGCTGGTGCGGTGGCTGTAACATCCTCTGGAAACGCTATTGTCATGCTAGCTGGCACGGATCAGATCATTACCTTGAACGCCAATCAGTATTTCACTGGTGTGACTGACACGGGGACTGCCAAGGTTTATATTATGACGGGAGACGGCATGTGAGCCTTAAATCCTTTCAATATCTGCAATCTGGTGGCGGTGGGGCTGGAACAGTTACCCAGATTAACACTGCCGGCCCTATTACCGGCGGTCCTATCACTTCATCTGGAACTATCAATCTTGCTGCGTCTGGTGTAACAGCCAACACTTATGGCAATGCAAGCGTCATTCCTGTTATTACGGTTGATACTTATGGGCGCATCACTTCTGCGACCAACGTAGCTGTCATTAGCGGCGGCACAGGAACAGTAACGCTGATTAGCACCGATGCTAACTTAACTGGTGGACCTATTTCCACGACGGGGACGCTTGGTCTTGCTAATGTTATCACTATTGGCGCGGGTAATGTTACAACGACTAACGCCAATGTTGGCTATGCTATTGTTAACATTAACACTTTGAACGCCGCTGTTAACGGTCTCAATGCTCAGATTCCAGTTCAATATGCAACAACGGCAAACCTTTCTGTTACATATAACAATGGAACATTGGGGGCAGGCGCGAACTTAACGGCAACGACAAACGGTGTTTTGTCTATTGATGGTTCGTCCCCGACAGCAACACAGCGAATTCTTGTTAAAGACCAGACTGCAAACGCACAAAACGGGATCTACACTGTAACCGTTGTTGGCACGGCTGGGACGCCCTTTATTCTGACCCGCGCTACGGATTACGACACATCATCTGAAATGAATGCCGGTGATGGGTTCTATGTCGAGCTTGGGTCTGCCAACAAGAACACGACGTGGGTTCAACAGACTCCTGCGCCTATCACTGTTGGCACAACTGCGATCACGTTTATCCAGTTTGGCACGACAAGCACGGGGTTGCCTAAGCAGCCTTACACTGCCAATACGGCTTTGTACGCCAACTCATCGACCACTTTGACGCTGGGCGTTTTGCCATCTGCTGCCGGCGGCACGGGTTTGACAACCTTTACAGCGGCTAACAACGCCATTTATTCAACATCTGCATCTGGTCTTACTGCTGGAACTCTTCCTATTACGGCTGGCGGCACAGGGGCAACAACAGCGTCAACTGCGCTTAACAATCTGGGCGGGGTTTCAACAGGTAAAGCTATCGCTATGGCGATTGTCTTTGGAGGTTAAAAATGGCTAATCCAAATATCGTCAATGTTACATCAATTTATGGCACAACCTATGTGCAAGCCGTTGGCACATCAGCAACCGCTATTGTAACAAACGGAAGCGGTTCTGGCACTGTGATCAAGCTGGATGCGCTTTATATCGGAAACATTGACACATCAGCATCATACAAGATCACGGTGGACCTTTTCCGCTCGTCAGTTGCGTATAACATGCTGTATCAGGTTTCTATCCCTGCTGGCGCGGGCTTGGACGTGCTGTCAAAGTCAATTTATCTTCAAGAAGGCGACACATTGCGCCTGACGGCTGATACTGCAAGCAAACTTCAGGCAATCGCTTCAGGAGAGGTCATTTCCTAATGCGTAAAGGCAATGGTGGTCTGATTGGTCCATTGAACAACCCAACACTCACTGTTGCGGCTGGTATTTGGTCTATGGACGAACAACAGCAGAGTCTGGGAGCTAGGCAATGGCCTGGCACTCCCGCTGCAACCAAGCCAAACCCACCAAATTTTGCGGTCTCTTGTAATTTTACTGCTGATATTAGCGGCAGCACTATGACCGTATCCGCTATTTCTTCTGGCACGTTGGCTGTCGGGCAGGTCGTTTCCGGTGTTGGCGTTTCTCAATACACGGCTATCACCGCTCAGTTGACCGGCACAACAGGTAGCACAGGCACATACACAGTATCTATTGGGCAAACAGTTTCGTCTGTCGCAATGTCATCAACGGTTTCTATCACGTCGGTTACAACTTCTACCTCATCTATCCAAATCCCTTATGTGTTGGGATACGATGGTGGTAGTCCTGTTACTTTTGTTACGGCCAGAGTTTATTCTGGAAGTACGCTCATTCGCCTTGTATCGGGCACAAGCTCGCCAATTACCGCTACAAACATTCCAAATAACACTGTTTGCTCTATAACGTTGACAGCAAGCAATGCTATTGGCACAAGCATAGTGAACACTGGGCCTTATGTTAAAACGCCCGCAGTTCCTGACGCGCCTACTATTGGAGCAGCAACTGCTTCGGGGGCAACATCGGCAACCGTTGCCTTTACTGCGCCGTCTAATAACAATGGTTCAACCATTACGGGTTATACGGCTGTTTCTTCGCCGGGCGGTCTTACTGGAACAGGCACAACATCGCCGTTAACGGTTAGCGGGCTTACGACAAACACGGCATACACTTTTACGGTTTATGCCACAAACGCTGTGGGCAACAGCGCATCTTCGGCAGCGTCTAACTCCGCCACACCGGTTGCGCCATCTGCAAGCGGCGGCACAGTAACATATGTTGGAGCATATACTCTCCGCGCATTTACAACATCTGACACCTTGACCATTACGGGCGGCACTTTAACATGCGATGTGCTTGTTGTAGGCGGCGGCGGTCCCGGCGGCTATAACTACGGCGCGGGCGGTGGCGGTGGCGGCATGATCTATCGCACGGGCCAGAGCCTCTCATCTGGTGCTTATTCTGTTGCAATCGGCGCGGGCGGCACAAATGGTGGCGGGGCGGCGCAAGCTGTTAACGGCGTCCAAACTTCGCTTGGAACTATTTACACCGCACTTGGCGGCGGCTATGGTGCGCCAACATCTGGGGCCGGAACGCTTTACATTGGCGGTTCAGGCGGCTCTGGCGGGGGTGGATACGCTGGCCTTTCAAACCAAGGGGCTGCTTTGCAACCTTCTCAATCTGGCCTTAACGCTGGATTTGGTTTTGCCGGAGCAAGTAGCAACGCTGGGGCATGCGCGGGGGGCGG